TAACCTAATACGTCACCTACATCAGCAGCAGTAGTTACGATAGCGTCACCAGTAGTTATGTTTTGTGTAAAGCTGTATGAATTTCCTTGAGTTGTCTGTGCTACATCAGGTAATGCAAAAGTAGCAACCCCTGCAGTGCTTATAGCAGAGATACCACCTAGGTCACTAGCTGCACTACCACCAGACGGTGTAATAGTTGTGCTGACACCAGATCCACTGGTGCTATAAGAATTTCCTGCACGTGATACTGATGTGTATCCTGCATCAACCTGTAGTTGAACTGAGCTTGTCAATCTATGCGTCAAATCTGCACGTGCTGGTAATGTAAACCCTAGCAATGCCATACCGAAAAGTAAGGATGCTTTTTTCATAATTCCGAGATACCTTTCAGATTCTATTTAGCCAAACTTAGCTTTGAAATTAGGTATCAATACGGACATTTCTACCTCAACCGAACTTGTATATTTGTACTATAAACGCTAAATATAGGTGGTTGCCTTCGGGGACCACAAAATCAAACCTCGCTTTTAAAGGAGAAAAACAATGACTGGACTTACAAGGTTCTCAAATTTTGCATCCAAAGATATGGATGTTCTTGTTGACGCAATCAACAAGTATAGTGTCGGACTAGATGACACACTAACAAGATTACACGCATTTGGATTGAACCCCCAAAGCACATCTTACCCACCGTATAACATCGTCAAAGAGAGTGACGATAAGTGGAAGATCGAGATGGCATTAGCAGGATGGAGTAAGGAGGATGTCGAAGTTTCTACAGAGAGACATCAACTTCATATCAAATCCACTAAAGTCCAAGAGGATAAGCAAGGAGAATATAATTTCAGAGGGATAGCAGCACGTTCATTTGACAAGTCATTCAACCTGTCAGATGATGTTGAGGTTACTGACGTTAAACTAAACAACGGATTACTTAATGTAACCCTGACTCGTGTGTTGCCTGAAGCACAGAAGAAAAAGGTGTATGATATAGTATGAAACGAACACCAGGTGAAATAATTATGCACCCCTTATGGATAGGACCTGTGCTGACATTAGGTATGATGTTTATGATACAGACCCTCCATACCGTCACCCACTGGCATATGGAAATAGATGCTGATGCATACTGTAGAAACAATGCTGAGTGGGTGGAGTCACAAACAAGTGACGATGATTACTAACATATATAATGTACAACTGAAGAGACCCCCAAGGGTCTCTTTTTATTTGGAGACCCAATGTGAATTACTACATTAACTGTGCACCAAGGGGTACAGATGATTACGAGAGTGTCACTCTTGACATCCCTACCTCTGACGTTGAAGAGATCTTGTACCTAGCACGTACAATATCAGAGGAAAAGAACATAACAGCACGTAAGGCTTTCGGTGATGTCGTTCGTGGTGTATACTATCAATTAATGGAGAAAAATTATGACCGTAAAAATCGTAAGAATGCTCAACGGAGAGGACGTAATAGGTGAGGTACAGGAAGCATATCCTAATCAAGAGACCTATAGTCCTATTGGATATATGGTCACTAATCCTTACCAAGTTCAACTAGATGCTACTGCTGAGATGTTATTCGAGGAGAATGTATCCTCTGAACCTCAGAAAATTAATGATTTGAATCTACAATTATTCCCTTGGATTCCTTTATCACTTAATAATAAGACTCTAGTAGTCCTTTCAAATGTAGCAACAGTCTACACACCACATCCAGAAGTCGTAGCGAAGTGGGAAACCTTAGTTAAAGCACATCACAATGAATCCATTGAAAATAATAGTCCTGAAGGATCACAATCACTTGATGGGTGAGGTCACTGAACTGGATGAAGAACCCAGTTACTTGATCTCCAACTGTTATAAGATTGATGATGGACAGTTCACAAAGTATCCACTCTACACAGATCAACGAGATATTTTCTTGACATCTGACGTAGTTTTGACTATAGTGGATCCATCGGAAGACACCGTGACCAATTACAAGAAGGCACTTTGAGTTCAATCTATACAAATGTGACCCTGTTAGGGGACTCCATCCTGTGCCGAGGGTATGAGGATGGAGAACCTGTATCATTTAGAGAGATTATAAAACCAACGTTGTTTGTTCCATCACCGAAAGGTAAGTGGAGGACTCTTGATGGTAAACCTATGGCACCTGTCAAACAGGATGGTGCCAAACGTGCCAGAGAATTTATAGAACAGTATAAAGGTGTAGAAGGATTTGAAGTACACGGATATGAGAGGTTTATATACCAGTGGATTAGTGAGAAGTATCCTCACGATATGCGTGCACAGATGGATCTGATGAAGATCTATACTATTGACATCGAGGTTGAATGTGAGAATGGATTCCCTGATGTAGATGCGTGTGCTGAGAGAATGCTCCTTATTACTATTAAGGATCTTGCTAGTGGCAAGTTTATGACTTGGGGTACTAGAGATTTTAATAGTCAGAATTATAGATCATTCTCTAATGAACAGGATATGCTTGCTGACTTCCACAGTTGGTGGGTACAGAATACTCCTGACATCATTACAGGATGGAACTGGAACCTATATGATATACCTTATATCTGTCGTAGGATCGAGAAGATCCTAGGTGTTAAGTTTCAGAGGAGTCTATCTCCTTGGAACAAGGTAAATATGAGAGAGGTCTACATCCAAGGACGTAGGAACCTTTCATATGATATTTTAGGGGTATCAATTCTAGACTATCTTGATCTTTATAGGAAATTCACCTATACTAATCAAGAGTCCTATCGACTAGAGCATATTGCTACAGTTGAATTAGGTGAAGGTAAGTTAGATCATTCACAGTATGAGAACTTTAAAGCGTTCTATACTAATGACTGGGATAAGTTTGTAGAGTACAACATCAAAGACGTTGACCTCGTACACAGACTAGAGAAGAAGATGAAACTACTGGAACTAGCAGTGGTTATGTCTTATGATGCTAAAGTTAACTTCCAAGACGTGTATTCACAGGTGCGAGTCTGGGATACACTTATATACAATTATCTAAAGGAGCGTAAAATCTGTGTCCCGCCGAAGATCGAAGCGAAGAAAGATGACAAGTATGCTGGTGCGTATGTCAAGGAGCCAAAACCTGGTTTATATAACTGGGTTGCTAGCTTTGACCTCAACAGTCTCTACCCTCATCTTATTATGCAGTATAATATATCTCCAGAAACCCTCGTCGAAAGAAGACATCCAACCGCAACGGTTGAAGGATTGCTTAGTCAACAAGTCGGGATCTCTGGAGATTATGCCGTGTGTGCCAATGGAGCCCAATATCGCAGGGACATTCACGGCTTCCTCCCTGAGATGATGCAGAAGATCTACGATGAACGCGTGATCTTCAAGAAAAAAATGTTGGCAGCGAAGCAGAAGTATGAGGAAACTGGTGAAACAAAACTTCAAGATGATATTTCTGCATATAATAATATACAGATGGCTCGTAAGATCCAACTGAACTCTGCCTATGGTGCTATTGGCAACCAGTATTTCAGGTATTATAACCTTGCTAACGCTGAAGCAATTACATTATCAGGTCAGGTCTCTATCAGGTGGATAGAGAACAAGGTTAACTCTTATCTAAACAAAATTTTAAAAACTACGGAGACTGATTATGTTATTGCTTCTGATACCGATTCCATTTATCTTAACTTGGGTCCTCTGGTTAAAGCTGTATTCAAGAACGGAGAGAAGAGCGATAAGGACACTCTTAGGTTCCTTGAAAAGGTGTGTGATGTGGAACTTGAAAAGTATATACAAAATTCTTACGAAGAATTGGCAACCTATGTAAATGCATATGACCAGAAGATGTTTATGAAGCGAGAGAACATCGCTAACAAAGGCATCTGGACAGCAAAGAAGAGATACATCCTTAATGTATGGAACAGTGAGGGTGTGCAATATAAAGAACCCAAACTAAAAGTTATGGGTATTGAGTGTGTTAAGTCCTCAACTCCAGGTTCCTGTCGTGATGCGATTAGAGGTGCCCTGAGAGTTATTATGAATGGATCAGAAGCAGATGTACAAGAATACATTGCTAAGTTTAGAGAGAAGTTTGAATCACTTCCTCCTGAAGATATTGCTTTCCCTAGAGGTTGCAATAATTTATCTAAATTTAGTGGTTCCTCTGGGATATATGTTAAGGGTACTCCAATCCACGTTCGTGGTGCTCTCCTATATAATTTCCACGTTAAGCATAAGAAACTCACACATAAGTACCCTCTTATCCAAGAAGGAGAGAAGGTCAAATTCCTCTATCTCAGGACTCCGAACCGAATAGGGGAGAACGTGGTCTCTTTCTTCCAAACTCTTCCACGTGAATTTGACCTTGACAAATCCATAGATTACGATCTACAATTCAAGAAGAGTTTCCTTGATCCTTTACAGGTCATCCTTGATACGATCAACTGGAAGGCAGAGAAAGTAGCATCCCTAGAAGAATTTTTCCTATGACAACATCCTTTTTAAAAGACATTATTAAATCTATTGACAATGAGTATGCTTCAATCGCTGACGACGGACTTGCTGCTGGCGACGTATCTTCTTTTATTGATACTGGAAGTTACATTTTTAATGCTCTTGTTAGCGGTTCCATATACGGTGGTATACCTTCCAACAAGATTACTGCGTTGGCTGGTGAGTCCTCTACTGGGAAAACGTTCTTCACGATCAGTGTTATTAAACACTTCCTCAAGACACACCCAGAAGCAGGTGTAGCATTCTTTGAATCAGAAGGTGCTATCAGTAAAGATTTACTGTCTGATCGTGGTGTGGATACCAAACGTGTCGTTATCATACCTGTAGTAACAGTTCAACAGTTCAGACAACAAGCATTGATGGTAGCAGATAACTTATTGAAGGATAAGAATCATCCTCCTATGTTATTTGTTCTTGACTCTCTTGGTATGTTATCAACAACAAAAGAGATTGAGGATAGTGAAGCAGGTAAAGAGACTAGAGATATGACTAGAGCACAAGTTGTTAAGTCAATCTTTAGAGTTCTTACACTTAAACTATCAAAATGTAATATTCCCTTAATAGTTACCAACCATACATATGATGTTGTAGGTGCTTATATGCCTACGAAGGAAATGGGTGGAGGTAGTGGACTCAAGTACGCTGCATCTACTATCATCTTCCTCAGCAAATCTAAAGAGAAAGATGGTAAGGAAGTGATTGGTAACATTATTAAATGTGAAACTAAGAAGAGTAGGTTCACAAAAGAGAGTGCAAAAATTTCTACGAGGTTATTCTATGATGAGAGAGGACTTGATCCATACTACGGACTACTGGAACTGGGTGAGAAATATGGAGTTTTTGAACGTAAAGGGAACCGTATTGTTGTTGGCGATTCTAGCGTATACCCTTCTGCTATGCTCAAAGATCCTGACAAATATTTCACCACCGAAGTAATGCAAGCACTAGATGAGTGTGCCAAGAAGGAGTTCGCATATGGAACTTAGTAAGTTTGTCAAAACTTATGATGATGCCATCCCAGTTGAAGTTTGTAAACACGCTATAAAACTATTCGATCAACAAGAAGATCTTGAAGATTGGGATAGGGAAGGGTGTCCTCAGTTTACTCAGTTTAATATCACAGAGTATCTTGATAAGAAAGAAGATCAAGAGAACCGTGGTGACTGGGATATAATTCAGTATGCTCTCATTAATTCTGCTCACGAATTCGTGAAGCAGTATATGGATGAGAATGATTGTAGGAAGTTCTTCCCTAACAGAAGTTCATTAGAACAGTTTAGGATGAAGAAGTATCGTAAAGGTACTGATGATAGGTTTGAGAAGCACGTTGATGTTGCTGATCACCAGAGTGCTAAAAGGTTCCTGACTATGTTCTGGTATCTGAATGATGTTGAGGAAGGTGGTGAAACTAAGTTTGATGGATTGACAATCAGTCCTAAGCAAGGTAGACTTCTTATATTCCCTCCGTTGTGGTGCTTTCCACATTCAGGGGAACCAACTATTTCTGATGACAAGTACCTAGTAGGCACCTATTCACATTATGTCTGATTCTATTGAAGGACTAGTTATTAATACTCTGGTCTTTAATAAGGAGTATACTAGACAAGTCCTACCACATTTAAAGAAAGAATATTTTGAACAGTTTAATAACAAGGTTCTCTTTGAAGAGATCTCACAATATATGGTTAAGTACGACCGACTCCCTTGTAAGGAAGCACTTACGATTGAGTTAGAGAATCGTTCTGACCTAAATGATTCACAGTATAAGGAGATAAAGGATCAGATATCCTTCCTCAATGAGGAACCACACGAATCCCAATGGTTAGTTGATACTACAGAAAAGTGGTGTCGTGATCGTGCTATTTACATTGCTCTATTAGAATCGATTCAGATCGCTGATGGTCAGGCAGATTCTGATATGAGTAGAGATGCTATACCATCTATCTTAAGTAATGCATTAGGTGTTAGTTTCGATAATTCAGTAGGTCACGATTATTTTGAACAGTCAGGAGACAGATTCGCTTTCTACCACAGACGTGAGGACAAAATACCTTTCGATCTGGAATTCTTCAACAAGATTACAAAGGGTGGTCTTCCTAACAAGACTCTCAACGTTGCTCTTGCAGGTACTGGTGTGGGTAAGTCTCTCTTTATGTGCCACTGTGCTGCTAGTAACTTATCACTCGGTAAGAACGTACTCTATATCACGATGGAGATGGCTGAAGAGAAAATTGCAGAGAGGATAGATGCAAATCTATTGAACGTAGACTGTAGGCAGTTAGAGAAACTACCTAAGATTATGTTTGATAATAAGATAGAGAAGTTACAGCAGAAAACACAAGGTAGATTGATTGTTAAGGAGTATCCAACTGCGTCAGCACACGTAGGTCATTTCAAAGCATTGCTTCAAGAGTTAGCTATTAAAAAGAGTTTCATTCCTGACATAATTTACATTGATTACCTAAATATTTGTGCCAGTTCCAGATATAAAGGAGCGATAGTTAACTCATACACATATGTGAAAGCAATCGCTGAAGAACTGAGAGGACTTGCTGTAGAAGCAGACCTCCCAATTATATCTGCAACACAAACTACGAGGGCAGGCTATGGAAACTCAGACGTTGATCTTACCGATACCAGTGAGTCTTTTGGACTCCCTGCTACTGCTGACTTTATGTTTGCACTTATATCCTCTGAAGATTTGGAAGCAGAGAATAAAATTATGGTCAAGCAACTGAAGAACCGATACAATGATCCAACTGCTAACAAGAGATTTGCACTAGGCATTGACAGGAACAAGATGAGGTTGTATGATTGTAAGGATCAGTCTGATATTGTTGATGCTAATCAGACTAAAGAACAAGTAGAAGCAGGTAATATACTTGCTATACTTCCTGAAACTAAAACATCATTCAAAGACTTTAAAGTATGACTGAATCTAAAGATGTAAATGAGGTTCTAAAGGATCTCAATAAGGTTGGACTGCCTGATCACGCTTCTCTGAAGGATCAGATGGACACGGATATGAAGACCAACATTGAAAAGACCAAGGTACCAACTCCTAAAGATGTTGGTAAGACTGTAAAAGGATTCGCTGAACCACCTACTGCTAAAGCAAAGGAAGTTAAAGCACGTCAGCAAGCCAAGCACGACAAGAGAAAGAAAGGTGACAAGTTTGAGGTAGATTTAGATAACTATCTTAAGTTTGTTGATCTTGTCACCAGTGAAGAGTCTAAGAACTATGACAAATTACTTGAGAGGTATGAAGATCTCAAGACTGCAGGTTGTAACATAGCACGTTTAGATACTGCAGCATCTGGTTTGGTTGCTGAAGCAGGTGAGTTTATGGAAATCGTCAAGAAGATGAAGTTCCAAGGCAAACCATACAATGAAGCAAACAAAGAACATCTTGTCATTGAGTTGGGTGACGTTATGTGGTACGCTGCTAATGCTTGTATGGCATTAGGAGTACGTATGGAAGAGGTTATCATTCGTAACACAGTCAAACTAGCAGCGAGATATCCTGATGAAGAATTTAGTGTTGAAAAATCAGAAAACCGTGCTGATGGAGATCTTTGAATTACATTCATAACAACTTAGGTGCACTTGAACCCCACGAGTGCACCTTTTTAATTAACTATTTTAAGCAGAACCCAGACAAACAAGTCGAAGGTCTTCTAGGATTTGGTGATACTATGAGGGTATCTCCAGAGGAGAAGAAGTGTACAGAGATATTTCTTTCATCAAATCTATTAATAGATCAGTTCATTTTTAAACCTGTTGCTAGGGTATTAAAAGAAACTTGTGAAGCATACATCAAAGAGTTTCCATTCTTAGATAAGATAGGAGCGTGGCAAGTAGCACCTAACTTTAAGATCCAACATTACAAACCAGGTGAAGGATACTTTAAAGAACATTGTGAGAATGATGGTGGAACAGATGGTGATGCTGAGTATAGAGTTATTGCTTGGATGATATATCTAAACACTGTTACTGATGGTGGAGAGACAGTATTCCCTACACAGAATGAACAGTTTAAACCTAACCGTGGTGATGTATTATTCTGGCCAGCATACTGGACACATCCACATCACGGAGTTGTATCCCCTTCACAAGATAAATATATCTTGACAGGTTGGTACAACTTTAGTGGCAGATAAGGGAATTACAACACCATCAGCTCGATCTAGACTCATAGAAGATAATCCTGAGTGGAAATCTATTAGGCTGACATTACTTAAAAATACTTTGATGTATGATAAAACATCGAAGGAGGAGATTAAGTGTACTTGTAGGGAAGGTACTCTTGTTAAAATACAATCACCTAAACTAGCTCAGTGTGGTCCAAACAAGAAGTCCAAGTGTGTACTAGCTAAGGTTGGTACTGCTGGACCTGGATATATTATGGTATCACATATACTTAAACCTGATATAAAGACTAGGACTACTGATACTAAGAAAGCAGAACGGGCTGCTATGAAACAATTAGATAAAATATTAAAGGAGAAAGTTAAGTGTCTAGGAGAAGCAACAATATGTACACCTATAGGTAATATTGTAGGTGCTTGTGGTGTTGAAGAACTTAAAGGTACACCTAAAGCAGATTTTGCTATCGTAGATAAGAAGGGTAAGGAGATATTTTGGATATCACATAAGAAGACAGGTGGTGCAAAAGCATTTCAACAGTATGGTGGTGTGTCTAAGGCAGCAGGAAGGAAGATATCAATGCACGAACAAACACAGAACTTCTTACAACAGACTACTGCGTATGTAGATGATAATCAATTACAAGTACCAGTAATGAAGGAAATAAAGGATGAGAATTTAATTCGTATGTCAGTGTTTGGTCCTGATGCAGATGGTAATAGTACAAAATTTGGTAAGAATAATTGTCACGTTTTAGGTCAAGGCAATGCAGTTATGACTTGGAAAGAAGATAACTGTTGGGATTTAAAATGGGAGCATACCGTTTGGAATGATCGTAATGGTGTAAATGCTTTCACTAAAGGTGATGGTTATCAAGCAGTCTTTGGTGCTACCTTCCGTAAGGATAGAGGATTCACATATCTGGAACAGAAATATAAGGGTGCACGTGTGGGGATTTACCCAAAAGCATTGATGGAAGGTCGAACTAATGTTATAATATTAAAGGACGCATAATAATATGGCTACTAAGAACACCCATCTCGAACACTTAGAAGATGACATCCTAAACCAAGGTTCCAAGGGTGGTAAGAATGCTATTGCTTTCCTGAAAGAACTAGGAAAGATGTTGACAGAACCCAAGAGTGCTATTACTGTCACTACTAAATGGGATGGAGCACCTGCTATTGTATGTGGTACCAATCCTGAGACAGAAGCTTTCTTTGTGGGAACTAAATCAGTATTCAATAAGACCAATCCTAAGATCATATATGTTGAGAGTGATATAGAATTCCACGGTTATAGTGGTGAACTAGCAAAGAAATTAAAACTAGCATTGAAATATCTAAGTACACTTAAGATTAAGGGTGTACTACAGGGTGATATGTTATTCAGTAATGGTGATAAGGTTAGGAAGCAAATAGATGGTAAGTCTTGTATTGCTTTCACACCTAATACTATTACCTATTGTGTAGAGAAAGGATCTGATATCTATAAGGAAGTTAATGCTGCAGAGTTTGGTATTGTATTCCATACAAAATACAGTGGTTCTGATATGGCATCTATGAATGCAGTATTGGGTGATGTTAGTGGGAGTTTTACTAAGACTGCTAAGGTATTCTCAGGTACTGCTACGTTCAAGGACGTGTCAGGACAGTCAACATTCACACCAAAAGAGAAGACTGCCTTCAATGCTCAGGTCAATAAGACACACGGATCATTGAAGCAAGCATCTAAGTTCTTAGATATACTTGCTGGCACAGGTGATGGTAGGTTTTTATTCTCTGCTCTATTCAAACAGTACTTTAACTCTTATGTGAGAACAGGTAAACCAATTACTAACGTACAAAAAGTAGCAGCAGGATTTGAAGGGTTCTATGTCACGCTATTAGATAAGCAAATTAATTCAGTTAAACAACCTACTACTAAAAAGAAATATGAAAAGATAAAAACAGACGGACAAAAGTTTTTAAAGCAGAATGCAAGGGCAGTTTATATGACTGTGGCATCCTATATGAACCTAATATCCGCAAAAAATATAGTTATTAAGAAACTTAATGCAGTAAAGAGCGTAGGCACCTATCTCAAGACTGACAAAGGGTTTAAGGTTACTTCTCCCGAAGGATTTGTGGCAATAAAATCAGGAAAAGCACTCAAACTTGTTGACCGAGTTGAATTTTCCCGTGCCAACTTCACAATAGAGAAGAACTGGGGGTGATAAATAATAAACGACAACCAATTATATTGCGATGAAGTTAAGTCAATTCTTATCTGAGGCACGTACTGTTGCAGGTGAAGCTGCATCTAAAAGAGGACTTGCACACGCAGGTCACGGTTACTATGCTGACAGGGCAGGGAACATTGTTGCCAAGTCTGTTGGTGGTGAGCGTCTTGTAGCTGTAGATAAGAAAGAAGCAGAACAAGCTACTGTAGGATCAGCACAAGGTGATGCAGAAGATGCACATCTTCCTGAGAAAGGTGGTGAAGGTCTAGGACATATCGCATTAACATTTGGTCGTTTTAATCCTCCTACTATTGGACACGAAGCACTCTTAGATAAGGTTGCATCTGAAGGTGCTGATAATTACAGGATCTATCCTAGTAGGACAGTGGATAGGAAATCTAATCCACTAGAACCAGAAACAAAGATTCAGTATATGCAATCGATGTTTAAAGAACATTCAGAAGCCATCGTTAACGATGCTGATATGTCAAACATCTTTAACGTACTGTCTACTCTCAATCAAGAGGGTTATTCTGGTGTCACTATGGTTGTTGGTTCTGATCGTGTGTCAGAATTCAAAGGACTTCTTGAGAAATATAATGGTGTTGCATACGAATTCGAAGAACTCGAAGTAGTATCAGGTGGGCAGAGAGATCCCGATGCCGAAGGTGTTGAGGGTATGTCTGCATCTAAAATGCGTGCGTTTGCTGCTGAAGGAAACCTTGAATCATTTGAAGAGGGATTACCTAAAGGGTTTAGTGACGCTAAGAAATTAATGAAAGAAGTTCGTGTCGGAATGGGTCTACCACCAGAGGTAGAAGTTGAAGCAATCGAAACTGAACCTAAGAAGAAAAAGGTTACAGAACTCTGGAAAATTGCACCTAAACTTGCTCAAGAAGATTTGCGTGAAGCATATATATCAGAGCAGGTATTCAGTATCGGTACTTTAGTAGAGCATACAGATACTGGTGTCCGTGGTGAAGTGGTACAACGTGGAACTAACTACGCTACCTTTAAAGATGAGCACGGATGGGAATTTAAAGTATGGTTAACTAGTTTAACAGAAGTTGCAGATGCTTCAATCAAAAGAGATGACCAATCAAACTTCTCTGCTGATGATGGATCAGGCAACACTTGGAAAGTCGGTACTGATGAGTATAGACAAGCAGTTCAAGCACTAACACCTGGTCAAGGTGTAGTGAAGTTCAGTCATTTCCGAAAACAAACCCCTACTAAATAGTAATTACAAAGAATTAGTCAGATGGATTTAACTCTTACGTCAAAACTCCTGAAGTATAGTCCTTCAGACGTACAAGCGGTACGTTATACAGTATCTTATGCCAAGAATAACTTTCAAGGTGATGCTGTGGATGATTATATTCAAGAGCACTGTAAGTCACGTGCCAAGTTGGAGATAGCAGAGATCTTTTTAGGTGAGACCTCCAATGCAAACACTATTAGTGCTAAGTCAAGTGCTGCCAGTGGTAAGATTGACAAGATCAAAGAGAAGCCATCGACTGAGGGATCTACTTCCCCTGCAATGAAGTCTATTGAAGCAAAAGGCGATGCAAAGAAAGTAGGATACAAAGGTGGACTAGAAGGTACTGGTACTAATGTTGTACAGAAAGAAGAGACCGACTGGATCGCTGATGTCGTAGAAGAATTAGGTGATGAGTTCGATGAGTTGACTGATGAGGATTTGGAGAATGTTATCCTCGAAGCACTAAGCGAACTAGACTCCGAAGAATTAATTACTGAGGCTTTAGATTCCTTTGAAGATCTAGAGTTATTAACAGAAGCACCATCAAAGCATTCAGCATTCCCTAATGTTGCAGTGCAGAAACCTCAAAAGGAAAAGCCTGCACGTGATGCTGGTGCAATTGCTAAGAAGCGTTTATCAGATAAACAGGGATCTAAACCTGCTAAGTCAGATAAACCTAGCCGTATGGCTCGTCTTGGCAATGCTGCTAAGAGAGTAGGATCAGCCGTTAAGTCTGGTGCTAAATCAGTAGCTAAAGGTGCAGTTAAAGGTGCGGGTTATGCTACTGGTTTAGCACAACGTGCAGCTTCAACTACTAAGAAAGAGTTCTCTAAAGGTAGAGAGCGTGGTCTTAAAGGTAGTGGTGCGAAGAAGGCAGTTGCTTCTTCTTCAGGATCTGGATCTTCAGGATCTGGTGACACTCCCACTTCGAACTTAGCGAAGACTTCTTCTACAACCACAACAACCACAACAGGTGGTGGCGGTGGTTCTGGTGAAACAAAACCCAAGAAAAAATCTCTATTACGTCGTGCTGCAGGTGCGATAGGTAGAGGTCTCAAAAAGGTCGTGGGTAAAACCTCACGTGCTGTTTCTAAGGGTTCCGATAAACTAGCAAGGAAACTTGGAGAAGACTCCACTATGGAAAACAAAGTACAACGTGTTCGTCAGATACTTGCGATGCAAGAAACTGCTGCTCACGATAAGAGATCACTAGATGCTAATGCTAACTCTTGGAGAGAGCGTCTTGGTTGGGACTTAGAAGAAGAGAAGACTCCTGAGCAAAAGAAGAAGTCTGATGTTCTTAAGCAAACCAAAGATCTTACAAACAAAGGTAAGCACAAAGAAGCATCTGCTTTATTCAAAAAACATTTCCCTAACTTTGGTAAATAACTATGGCTAAAAAGGTGAAGGGCAAAAAAACCACCGTAATTGTTAACCCCAAAAAGGACGATCTAATGAAAGAGGACATCAAAAGATTACTTCGTAGTGAAGTTGATAGCTTGCGTGAAGCAGCTAAGAAGAAGCTCGATCCTGTAGGGAAGGAAGACAAGGACATCGATAACGATGGTGACAAGGACAACTCTGACACATATCTTCTAAACAAAAGGAAGAAGATAACTAAAAGTGTCACAGGTAAAACACCCAAGCACCTTTGTGCTAAGTATGTCGAACATAAAGAGTTCGGTGTATGCGAGACCATTCCTGGTGCTCACGATCTAGTGGAGCAAGAGGATGGATCTTATAAAGTATTTCATTATGATCTCAAGGATGAGTCAGGTAACCTTTATGAGGACGTATCTATTGAGGATCTTGAAGTAATAGTAGAGATGGAGCACGCTCACTAATGAAAAGTTTTAAATCCTTCCAAGAAGCAGTTGCTGACAAGAAGCAAGCTGCTGCTATCGCTCAAGCAAAGTTAGATCGTAAGACTGCACTTAAAGTTAAGTCTGTTAAGTACAGAAAAGAAAACAATCAAGTTGGTGACCCTAACTCTAGTGCACCTGAACAGAATTTCTCAGAGGCTAAGGTAGATGCTGGTAAGTCTCCTGAAACAAAAGAGAAGGATAGGAACGTACGTAAGTTTGGTGTAAGCCATAACGTATCAGGTCACGGTAAACTAAGGAGATCTCTTCATAGGATGAACCGTGGAGATAAAAAGATACCTGGTGATAAGTCTAAATGGATGGAGATGGAAGGGAAGGATTACGGTCTCACTAAGGGAGATGGTAAACCAAAGGGTGTTATGAAAGCATACCTTGATGCCAAAGCAAAGAAATTAAGTAAAGAAAAGGCAGCACAAAAGCCTG